CTACAAGTAACGGGCAGCCAAAATGCCAACAACAATACCGAACACAAACACCAGCCAGCGGGATGGCGCCTTATCATCGCGAGTATCCCAATCGTCGTTGGCCTGTGGTGAAATAGCGGCACCTGGATACCGCTTTTGCCAGTTCCGACGAAACTCCCTAGGGTTGTAAATGTAATCCTTTTTACGTGTCATATGGCCCCCTTACAGGGCCATCATACCGAGTACTGATGGCGGATTAAACCCAAGGCCTTAGCCTCATCACGCCATTTGCGGCCATGAAGCTTGGCGAACAGGGCAACCGACGCCCAAACGATCATGCGGAACGGCAATTGCAGCCAGAAGAAACGATGAAGCGTTAATTTGGGTTTATCAGGGGCTTTGGGCTTGCCATACCAGCTATCGGTATAGGTAGCAGGCAAAACCGTGTAGATGGCGCGCATATCCACGGAGACAATTTCACGCTCGATTCGGGCATCGGGGATCATGTGAACCGTGTCAGGGCGAACGTACTTTGTAAACGTGCCGTCAGTGGTTCGAAACGTGATTTTAACCTCGCCCTTGGCGTTGGTTATCGGCTTTTCGAACTCGTCAAAACCGTCTGTGAACTCCTGAGCAGTGTTATACGACTCATAAAGCCATTTGCCCCATGCCATGACCGTTGATTGCTTAATGCCAGCATGAACTGAGCGACCACCATAGAAGCTGCACATATGAACACGAGGAACGCGCAGCACAAAGCGGATAAACAGCTTTAAAATCAACTTAATCGGCAAAAACAGCAGCGCAGCAATAGGATTGGCAGACATAGCCATTAACGTATCAGAGCTATGGCACCAGCCAACCGTGCGACAAAGGGCATTCACAATCTGATTGTCGATAGAATCCAAATCCTGAACGCCCAGAAACGCATTCCAACCCTTTTTACGCACCAAGCGCAGCCACTTAATCAGACGCATCCGATCGGATGCATTCCATTCACGGCTATTCATGAAAAAGCCGGTTTCATCAAGGAACAATCCACCGTTGCGCTTTTCATCAAAGCCCTCGCCGTTCGGGCCAATTGGATAAGCACGGCCCAACGCCATCAAATCAGATGATCGGACTTCATCAGGCAAACGAATAATGGGCGTTTTCTTGCCCAACTCATTAAGCGGCATCTTTTCAGTGAAAACATCAATATTGGTGGCAACCGGACGACCTTCATTAAGATACTCGACCATCAAATTAACCATCATAGATGTCTTACCAGCCCCAACGGGGCCGGTAATGAAAAATGGCGCCTTCATGCTTCAACCAACTTTCTAATAACGGACAGTTTCCAGATAAACAGCCAGCGGGCCGCATAGGCCGAACCCATAATGGCAATACAAGTACCGGTGTTAGAAGGCAGCAGTTCTAGGCCGGCACGAAACAACGTACCAGCAGGAGCAGCTGTCACCAGTTTCGCCAATAAGCCATTAAGCAGCGCAATGAAAGCCACGACCAACGCCGTATAGGTCACAAGGAATGCCGCAACCGCGGCTTTCTTTGAAAGAAACGGTGCCAACCTAGCTATCAGGTTCGCAAAAAAACCACCCAAAGACGCTAATAACGCACCCATAGTTACCTCGCCATATCAGAAATAGATTGGTCCCAAAGACGCCAGACAAACAAAAACGTAACAATATTCAAAAACCAGAAAATGGCAGGATGGCCAATGTCGTTATAAAACGGACAGTGGCTATCAACGAGCTTGGTTTGATGCAAGCGACCACCATCAACGGACATTTCGACATTAAAGCCAGTGCAGTGACCGGTCGGAATTGACCAATTGAAAAAATCAAGGGAAGACGGGGGCGCCGCTGGATTGCTAATGTTGTCGATAATGTCCTGGCGTTCCTGTTGAACCTTATCAAGCGGAGTTGTCGCAGTACCGATAGCGGTAGCAAAAGCACCCGCCTGTTCAGTGACAGATTTTAAATTCGAGGCCTCATATTGAGCTTGTGTTATAGGTTGCTCAATAGACTTATTTAGCGCATCGAGCTTGCCTTGATCAGTATTCAAAGCATCTTCTTTAGCAACCAAATTTTGAATTTTAGCCATCAAATCAGGGTCGACATAATACGGTTTATTAGGGTCAGAGGACTGCAATAACCCCTGACGATATTGACTCATTAATTCAGCAAGCTGCGGAGTTGGTTTGGTAGCCTCATAAGGAATTGTTGCACCATCAAGCAGCTTATTAAGCATAACAGGGTCAGCACCGGCGAATAACTCGCCCAAAGGCTTAGGAGATGCGGCTATACGGTCTAGAGCACTATTGTATTGTTGCTCAGACAACGGAATTTTTTGTGATTTGGACTCGTCATGAGTATAAAAATATGAACCAAAAATGCCGCTATTGCGAATAGCATAGGCATGACACGGAGGAGACACACCGACGCATTGATTAGGTAAATAACGCACGCCTAAATATTCAACCTCATACTCAGACACGGGGTCAATTGCGCAGCCGTGATATTCCATACAGGCCCAGTTGGCCTTATAGGTAGCTTTACCGCATTCAACCAACGACATATCGCCGAACATCTGACAATAACCGGTTTGAGGCCAATCGGTTTTCTCATCATAAAAACCGATATCCTCGTCATACGGGTACATGATCAAAGCAGCCAAAGCGGCAAGACCCAACCAGCGCGGCCCCTTTAAATATCGAGACATATTAGACGCAAGAGTGGCACGGGGAATAGTTGCTACAGTTTTAACGTAAGGGTCATTCGCCGCAAAACCACGAGCCAGCACGCCAATGGAAACGCTGGAAGCGGTGGCAACTAAAGTATCGTAAGCAACAGCGCCAACCCAAACAGGAAGCAATGCGTGAGAAACAGAAGCAAAGAAAATCAGTGAAGCAAAAAACCAACGATTAAAAATCCGTTTCATAAAACCCCCTAAAAGAAAAAGGGGGGCAAAAAGCCCCCCGCTTGAAAGGGGCAACGCCCCGACCGGTTAGCCCTTGGCACCCTTGTTGATGAACTTGGACAGCAGGCCGAACCCGATAGAGGTGCCGAGAACGACCGTCATCACAGCAAAACCAGCAGCCGAAGCAGTGGCGGTATCCGTGGTGACAGCAGTCTGAACAGCTGTAACGGCGGTAGTATCCAGCGCAGCAAACGCAGAGGAACCAACGGTAGCCAGAGCGGAACCGATAGCAACGAGCATAGCAATATTCTTTTTCATGATATTTTTCCTTGTTTTAAAAACAGACTTTTGGATTACGGGATTAATCAGCCACCCCGCGAGGCTTTTTCGAATACCTGACGCACAAAGCGCCAAGTAATTCCAACACCGTACCCGACAAGCCATATAACAGCGCCGGATGCGATGAATTGAGCAAGAGTTGGGTCTAATGTCATCGGAAACTACCCCCGTTAAAACCCATCGCAAACAACAGCAAATAAACGCCTGCGACGATATACGGCAAAACGTCAGGATTGGATTCCATAATTAAACCCCCAATGTATTACTGCGGAAACCCGACGAATACGAACCCTTTAATAGAAACATGCTTGCCTTCATCGTTGGCAAATGACAAATCCCGATAATCGACCAGAAAATCGGATTGTTTGCCAATACGCTTGGCTAATTCCTGATGAACGCCTGCGGAAACCTGATCAGGTGAAATAGTCACATCCAGCAAATTAGTAGGATTAGTGACGAGAAGGCGAACGGTGCCACGTTGACGCTGCTCGCCTGTAGAACGATCGATTACGGTTTTGAGTTGAATATCCTCAGTGGACATCAGTAAGGCATTCAGTTTCATGTTTTTTCATCCTGTTTTGATTGTTGGTTACAGTTATTGACACAAGTCCAAGGGGCCAAAGCCGCCGCCCCCTGCGGGGGCGCCGCCTTCGGCCCATATGGGCACGTCAGCAGAAACAAATTCCAGCGGAGACAGTTCAAATAATTCAGGCTGAATATCTCCCTGAATTACAAAATCGAAATAGCCCTCAGAACGGTCAGCGAGCAATTCCATTTTTTGCATGTGGGATTCATAAAGAGATAAATAATAATCCTGCTGTTCCATGGCATCGAAAATATCAATTGTGCCATCCATGACTTTTTTGATACCGGCAATAAATTTGCGTTTATTCTCGATAGTCCAATCTTTAAAACGAGTCGGAACAAATCGACGCTCAATAAAATCGCCAAAGGAGCGCTGCCAAAGCAGGCCCATAACACGCGCACTGGCAACATCACCATAACGGGTTAATTGGTTTTCCATCTGGCCGGTGAGCTTGCTCAAGGCCTGCGGAATGGTGTACTGGGCAACCAGGGTACGGTCATCACGCCGAACGTGAACACCGCCCATAGCACGAATAAACGCCTCATAATCGCCAGCGTCAGCCGCTTTGCGCAGATTCTCAATAGCCAGCCATTCGCCAGCCAGTAGATCGTTAAACATGGATTCACCGCCTGTGAACTGTGAGCGCAACCGGCGCAGCTGACGCCAGACGGTTACATATTGGGCACCAATCTGGGAGAACTGGCGCAAGTGATAGGCCGACTTCCACGCATCAACACGCGCGGCCATAGCTTCGGATTTAGATGCCGGCACTTCATCAGCTGCACCCTTGGTGCCTTGAAGGTTTTTCGTTACATAAAACAAACAGTAACGAATGGCAGCGTCAGGGCCATATTTACGGGTATTAACGGTTTTGCATTTGAAACGGTGCAGACGTGCACCGGGCTCGTCAGGTGAATCGGCCAACAACTGAGAACGGCAAATATCACGTAACTGGCGGGCCTGTGATGGCGGAACAAACAAGACAAGATGCCAATGCGGCGTGCCATCATGGTGAGGCTCAACAACGCGCAGCCCGTAGGGATGAATACCGGATTTAGACAACTGAGCGCGAATCTTAGCCCAGCAGTCAGTAAGCCAAGCATGAGCATCACGAACGGTCGGCCGCTTGGCTTCTAACCAAGCCGGATTTTCTTTACCAGTAACATCGAAGCCATGAAAACGACTTGGCGTGGTAAAGGTGAGGAACAGGCCAGTATGGCGGTCAGCGACAGCAATCTGCGCCAACCCCTTGATGCGCGTTACCAGCTCGGCCTGACGAATAGATGGATTGGAAACAGAGGCATCCACCATATCGCGCAAATCAGCGTAATCGGTTTGATCCTTTTCATTGACGACAACAAGGCCGTCAATCATCACATCGTTCCGGTCCCGCTGTTCGCGTCGGAGTCGGCAGACATAGTCAGACACATAGGGCTGTCTGGTGCGGCAGACGAGCCCGATTTCACGGGTGATATCAGCGAGCTTGAGCGCTTTGAAAGAACGAAGACAACGGGCAATAAAAGAAGGCTCAGACAAACGAGCGCGCGCAGGGCCATAGCCATGACGCTTGAAAAAGGCTGCAATGTCTGCGGTAGTACTATCGCATCCGGTAGCGCCCAAAATGCCGTAATCCACGAGGATAGAACAGACAGAAGGGAAATCGTCAGGGATGAAATCGCCATCCAAACTGGCTGGCAAAAGAGAAGCAAGTTTTCGGGAAATAGCATCGGCGAGGTTGACGAGGGATTCGTCGTCATGAGTAAGATTGAATCGACCGCAAACGCCAGAAAGAATAAGTGATTCAGAGAGCTGTGAGAGAGATCGATTGGCGTCCCTGTATGAGTTTTCACGAGCCAATCGAATATAGAAATCGCCAAGCTCCCGATTAAAAGAGAGATGACGCAACCCAAAGCGACGGCGAAACTTTGCGCACTCCATTGTTCCGATACCGTCCGTGCGAATGTCAAACTGACTAGCAACGGATAGGGGTATAACCCCTCCATAGACCTCATGATATTGCAGACCCGCATATGGCCCCCGTTTAGTTGATGCATCCGGCAGCGGCCCGAACTGGCGGGCAGTGCCATACATGTGCGAAGGAATAGCGGTCATGATTGCCACCCATGCGGAGCAGGCCAGCAATGACGGCATTTTTTGCAGATATACATCGGCGTCAAATACTGGGCTGGATTGGTAGAAACGGAATGAAAGGTACCGCCAAGGCGATATCCAGTCCGAGTTAAAGGGCGGTCATGATGGCCGCAAGCAGGGCATGTGCAGGGGGCAGGGCGTTTCATAACAACGTCTCCCGCGCGGCAACAGCGCCGAGAAAGATGTAATCGGGATCATGTTCACACTGGAGGCGGTAAGGGCGAGGCAGAAAACCGCGCAAATCTGACAAGGCTTGCTCGGGCGTATCAAAGGATTGCATTGGCTCAACAACAGAATCAATCCCTGAATTACGGTCGGTATAAGACCAAGACCAGGAGCCGTCCGGCAGAGAAAAAACGCGAGCCTGATGGACAAAGGCGCTCATTCGTCACCCCCAAATTCGTCAGCGTCGAGCTGGAAAACTTCGCCATGGCCGTGGCAGTTCGGGCACTCGATAGCGTCAGGGAAGTAACCAATAAAACCAGAACCGTGACAAGCCGGACAGGAAACAGCCGGCAGCGGCATCAAGTCGCTTTGTGTCAGTGGCTGGAGTTGCGTGGCTGTCCGTGTCATGGTGTCAATCCATGAATCAACGTAATGCGCAAAGGCTATTACGTCATTTAACGAACGTCAATGCGTTAAAAAAACGTAACATCTCAACTAAGATGGAGGTAATCGACACCGTGGAGAACAAAGAAATGTACTCAAAAGAGCTAATCGAGCTGTACATGAAGGTGAAAAACTACACACAGCAAAAGCAAATGGCTCAAGACATAAAAATGAGTCAGTCATTTCTAAGCGACATATACAACGGTCGAAGAGAATTTACTGATGAAACAGGCATTTGGATTGCAATTGAATGCGGATTGGATCCTAAAGAAGTCGTATTGAAGCTTGCAGAAGCCAGAGCGAAGACGCCAGCGGCAAAGAACGTATGGGCCGAAGCGGTAAAAAATTACTGCGCAGGCGCTAAGGCCGCATCCTGCGCGGGTTTGGCGGTTATGGCGGCCCTTCTAGCCCCAACCCATTTGTCTAGCCAATGTTGA